TTTAATCAAGACTCTGCTTATTCCAACGCTTATATAGAAAATAAAAATCCATCGTTCTCTAGAACAATTTGTGAATCAGAAACAAAATTTCAAGACACATACTTGTCTAACAAATTTGAACTGATCTTCCTAACTCTTTTAGATACAGCTAAACTAGACAAAAGACTTTTGCAAAGAGTTCGTCTAGGACTGTATCTTCCTATAAAAACAGAGGCAAAACATAATAATATTCACATAGATAGAGCAACTAAACACACGGTTCTTTTATACTATGTAAATGACAATGATGGTGATACATATTGGTTTGATAATAATGATAATATCATTCATAAATTCAGACCAAAAGCAAACACTGCAGTTGTCTTTGACGGCATGATTAGACATGCTAGTTCTAATCCATCAACTGGATTTAAAATTTCTTTGAATCTAAATATTGACAATGAATATAAATGAATGGTGCGCGATTCAATACAAAAGTGATCCTCCCCAGTCGCCATTTGCTCCGACGTGGGACTACACTATTGGAGAAAAACAAATTGATATTGACTGTGATCAATTAAAAAATATTATTCTGGAGAAAGAAAGAGAGATTAAAGAAAAGTTTCCTGCGAGTAGTGATGGCAATACTGGACTGGGACCAGATAGCCTTACGTCTAGATTCAGACATTTTAATGTATTAAGTTGGGGGTATGAAGTAACAGATCAGTTGCGTGAAGAGATCAAAAAATTTCATAAACAATATTATAGAAGTCTGTTTGGTACATTTGCAACTCCTCCTAAATTAAATATTAGATGCTGGGCTAATGTCTTAAGAAAGGGTGAAAGAATAAAACAGCATTGGCACTCTATTCACCCGCATACATATTTGGGAGGACACCTTACTGTTACTGCTACTGATACTAAAACAATATACGTACATCCTTATGACGATATTGGTAGAAAGTATGAAGCAGAAAATGTACCAGGAAAATTAACTTTGTTTCCAAACTATCTACCTCACTATACTACAGTAAATCAATACGACTCCCCTAGAATTACGATTGCATTCGATCTTACTTCTTTAAATAGTATTTTTACTGACGATGACAATACTCTAATACCATTATGACTGATACTCCATTACCAAAACCCATGCAGGCAGACCCTAAACAATCTAGGGCTATTGAAAAGTATATGCAATTAATGGAGATGAGAGATCATGCAGACATCGAACCATTAATGTGGTGGGCAAAACTGAATGAAAAAGAAATGATGTCTACCATGCAAAAATTTTGCTGGGATAATAGTATTGATTTCAATATGATTAATTGGGGTAAATTTTTGAGGGGGGAATATGTTCCAGAGTCTTGGGAAAATGAAGAATGAACTTTATATACAGGTGGTTGCATGACAAAAGAACTTCCCGAATGGAAAAAGAGAGCACTGCAGGATCCAACTCTACCAGAGAAACAGGTACAGGTTCTACTTCACGGACCCAAGTGTCTGACGGATGCTTGGTTTCTCCAAGCGATGAAGTTCAAATACCAGATCCGTGGTTATGAAGGCTAGTAGTGCTAAAGCAAAAGGCAGGAACTTACAGAAGTGGGTTCGTGAAATGTTGATCGAGATTCTTGATGTCCATCCAGAGGACATTGAGTCTCGATCTATGGGCGCAGGTGGTGAAGATCTCATCATGGCTCGTGCTGCCAGACAGAAGTTTCCTCATAGTATTGAGTGTAAAAACGTAGAGCGTCTCAATGTATGGGATGCATACGAACAAGCTTGTGCTAATTGTGGTGACTATGAACCCATCGTTGTCATGAAAAAGAATAGAAAGAAACCACTTGTAGTTGTAGACGCAGAATATTTCATTGCTTTGTTTGGAAACAAAGACAATCAGGAAGCATCGGATAAATAGTTCGATGCCTGTTTTTGTATATGCCTAGATCACAACTGACAAAGATTGACGTAGAGCATAAGGTTTACCAGTTAAAGCACGAAATCTATAATAGTCATGATGAGAAGAGTGATAAGTGGCACGAAGGGGCTCATTATACACTCAATAAGGTACTGGATATTTTAAATGAGTTTAGATACTGAAGACTTAAAAAAACTTGCAGAGAAGGCACATCGCATGAAGATGGATGTGTTATTTGAAGAACCATGTCCTATCTACGAAGCTAACGAAGAAGACTGGGAAGACTTCTGGTATAATGAAGATAAATAATTATTCATGGAGATGAATTTATGATCAAAAAATTATTTGCTGCACTTGCTGCAGTAGCGATTGTAATGCCTGTAGAAGCGAAACCTACAAAGGGTTATAATACTATGGATTCCTTGGGGTGCATGTTGTTGCGCGAGTGTACCGATGGAGTCGAACAAGTCTTTAGTCTTCTGGATGTTTCTAGTCAGTATGATAATACTGATGAGTTTACTCCAGTTACTCTTGAATTCAACCGAATGCTCGTTGCCCTTGAGCAGGTCGGAGTTAAGGTGTTTCTAGCCGATCAGAAGTATTTCCCTCATGGTCACCGTGGTGTGTATCATACTGTGAGTAATAACTTCTTTCTTAATAAAAAATATATGGATGATCCTGGTGTTCTCATGAGTGTCATGAGACATGAGGGGTGGCACGCTGCACAAGATTGCATGGCAGGTACTATTAAAAATAGTATGATTGCTATCATTCATAATGAGGAAGATGTTCCTATGCTGTGGCGTGTGATGGCAGAGCGCACCTATCCAAAGTCTGCTGTACCTTGGGAAGCAGAAGCAGCATGGGCTGGGCGCACAGAAAATATGACTATGGAAGCACTTGAGTCTTGTGCTCGCGGTACAATGTGGACTGACTATGAACTGACACCACTCACTCGCAAGTGGTTAAAAGAAGAGGGATACATCAAGGAATAAATAGAGCTGCCTTGCCTCTATCCCATGACAGATTCTAATCTGACAAAGAAAGAGGATGCCAAAAAGGAAAATAAGTTTGACTGGGCAGACGAAGGTCTGTCGGCATTGGTGCGTGTTGTTATTCTATCGTGGTCAGCAGCAATTCTTACACTTAATTATGTAACTATTCCTGGTGTTCCTCAAAAGAATATTGACCCCACTTTTATTGCGTCGGTCTTCACAGGTACTCTAGCAACATTCGGGGTCATGCCTGCTAAAAAGAAAGACGAAGAAAAACCTAAAGATGAAAAGAAAGATGCAAAAAATTATTAACATCATCGCACTCCTATCGGGACTGACCTCACTGGCAGTCCTTGGTGGGGGTGCTTATTTGTATACACAAAAAGATGCCCTTGTAGAAGGTGCTATCGATAAAGTTACTAAAGCTGCTGTAGAAGGTGTCAGCAATGCCCTCCCAGGTATGCTTGATTCTTCTATGCCTAAACCACCTGAACTACCCAAAGCAACTGGTGGTGTGCTACCTGGAATGTGATATGACTACTACAAGAAGAAAAAACGATAGAGATGCGGAAGGAAAGTTCTTTCTGTACGTTGCTTTTCATTCAGTATTCACTGCGATTTCTAATTTATTCAACGATGACTGATGGAGATCAAGGAAATCCTACCCGTGGGTGTTGGAATTCGTGAGTTAGATATCCCTCCTGTTAATATCTTCGAACCACCAGTTGTTTATCAGTTTACTGCGCCGCCAGTGACAGTAAATATTGGTGTGCCTGTTGTTGATATTCCTGGATGTGTAGAAGCTCACGAATCTAATAACAAATCAAACACAGTTGGTGAAGATGACCAGAGAGGTTTGGTGACATATTGTGATGGAAATATGCCATCATTTAATCCTATTAATTTTGAACCAGAGCAGATAGTTCCAACGTATCCTGCTGGTGTAGATACAAGGCAACCAAAGAAACCAGAATCTCCTGTTGCTCCCGATTTACCGACACCTAAAATTCCTGCTGCTACTGCCAAGGTAGATTGTCCTACACCAGCACAGGAAGCAAAGGAACCTGTTGGTGCATTCGTAGAAGGGTTTAGAAAGAAAGTTACTGATTATAAACTCATAGGTAATGAGTGTATTCAGATAACAGAAGCAGTGCCACTTCCTCAACAGATTGTTGCTGGTCTTCCTGCTGCTGGTGTAGTAACCACAACTGCTACGATTGCTGTTGTTGCTACTGCATCAGCACTTATGGCAAAACCGCTGGCAGATATCCTACTAAAGGTTATCAAACCAACGGTCAAAAAAGTTATGAAAAAGATTGCTGCTATCAGGGGGAAGTCTGTCCCTGTGTTGAGCGTAACGGAGCGCCGAGATCTTCAGCGCGAGAGGACAGAGGCGATTCGGGCTTTGAAGAAGGTGCTGAAGCCGAAGGGATAGTATGTCTGTGGGGAGCAATCTTGTTCTTATTCATCACCACTACATCAGCACACACGGAGTAATAAGGACTCTTGGGGTGGAACATGATTCCTTTTTGAATTAACTCACCACAATTCTTTAGTCTAGCGATCTCAAAATCTAATCTCTTATTAGCAGTTGTTTGCTTCATCAGTTCGATGTTAGCAGCAGCTGCTTCTTTACATTGATCCTGCAACTTCTTATCCAAAGGACGAGACCATGTAGCAGAGAAACCAACGCCTAGGTTGTAGTTATCTTTTTGTCCCGTTCTTACAGGAACAGTGTAGAGAACAGACCCAGGATTGTCAGGTGCTCCATCATCATCCATGTCCCTCATGTCATAGACAGGATCATAATAATATGGTTCATAAGGTTTGGTAGCAGAAGCACTACCAGTGACATATGGTGTGAAGTTTAGAGTGGGTCCCTGACACTGGATCCCACCACCATAAGTGTTAGTAATATATGGACCTTGTAAAACCTGAATGGCTTGGTTGGTCACCGAGCCAGAGCTATTTGCTACTGGAGCTGCTGTAGCACTAACACCCCCGACTTCAGCGTATGCTTGAATTGGGAAAGTAAGATTGATGCCTACTGCGAGAAGATACTTGTAGTATCTGTGATACTTGTTACTTCTGTTGTTCTTTGAATGATTGTTTGTTGACTTAAACCAGGACCCGAATAGGTTTCTGTGAACTGAAACGCTGCTCCTGGTGTTGTCTGTGTGAAGTTTGGTCTTGTATTGATTCCTGTCCATGTTGAAGTCACGCCGTCTATAGTTACATTATTAGCACCTGTGCCTGGTTGTAAAGAACCTGATGCTGTAATTCCACTCCCTGTCACAGAGTATTGATACCCTGTGTTGTAGTCCATCGAGTTGATGGTCTCTGTAATTTTTTGTGTAGTCTCTGTGTGGCTTGTCATCGACCCCTGTGTGAAATTAGGGACCACTGGGACCGCCATAGCAGGAGATCCCAGTAATAATGCCACGAAAAGTAATCTCTTCATGGTTATATAGTATCAGTCAATTACAGTAATCTCGGTAACGAATTGTCCCGTTGCAGATGTGCCAGCTCCACCAGCAGTCAGAGTAATAGCATGACCACTTGTGATTGTGCCTGCCAATGATCCAGCAGTGCCAGATTCGTAAGAAGTAACCGAACCGAAGTTAGGAATAGTACCTACGGTAGCAGCAGAGGCAGGAATAGCATCGCCTTGGGTATAAGAAGCACTGTAAGAGAATGCATTGCCAGAGGTTGCTTGAGAAGCAGTGACGGTGCTAGCAGAGCCAGTAAAACCATCGCTAGTCATCAGCACAGCATTGCCAACAACACCCGAAGTGGTGCCATCGGTGGTGCTCACTCCACTACCAGAGGTCGTGAAGGTGTGTCCAAGCCTGCTGGCAGTAGAACGAGCAGCATCAACAGTCAGTTGTGTGCTAGAAGCATGTTTAGTAACAAGTCCGCCAGCATTTGCTGCACTTGCGGTCATCAGTAACATTCCAAAAGCAAGAATTGCTTTCTTCATTAACTTAAATGGGTACACCAAAAATATTTATAAGAGGGGGCTTGACAACCGATAAATATCGTGATAATATGATGCTCGTCGCAATTATGAAACGTATGACACCAGTCACACTAATCGGAGCCGCTGGTCTGGCGGCGTTTGCTGCTTATGGAGCAATGACTAGCCCTCCCCCAGTAAAAGAAGTTGCAGTAGCACCTCCACCAGTTGAGATCCCAGTAGAACCATATAGATCTTCGTGGAAATGTGATACATGCACACCAGAAGAACAATATGTCCTCGAACAACTCCAAGAACACACTCGCATCACAGATCGTAATGCTCTTGCGACAATCATGGGTAACATTAAACAGGAAAGCAAGTTTATTCCCAACATATGCGAGGGAGGGGCTAGAGTTTCTTACAGCGATTGCCGTGTCGGGGGTTATGGTCTTATTCAGTGGACAAGCATAAATCGCTATGCTAATCTCGGTAGATTCTGTACTAAATATGAATGTGACCCCAGCAGTTTGGAAGGTCAGACTCGATACATGATTAACGAGAGTGTCTTCCAACGCTACCTGCCTGAATTTGAGGGCAATGGAAAAACTGTCCGTCAGTACATGGTTCCAGCATATTATTGGTTAGGATGGGGCATCAAAGGAGCTAGGGAAACCTATGCCTATGATTACACCAAACGATTGAAGCATTCATGACTTATCCAGCACCAGAATATCTTGAGGATGATGAGTGGTTCGGACCCGCTACTCTATCCGAGAAACAATTAACCATCAAAGAGATGAGGGAGAAGTTAATTGAAGAAGAAATTCTTCTTCCCTTGTCTGAAGACCAACCTCCTACAAAAGAGGTTGCAAACATCCACGAAGTGATGTATAATATTGCTACCAGCAAAGGTAAGACCACCACACAACTTGATCCTATGCCACAGTTGGGCGGTGGATCCGAACATATTCAATCTGGTCCTGGTGGTTGGTTGTCTGGCACAGGTATGGCTCAATTTAAATGATACAAAACGACTGGCGCTATTCCGACGAACGCATGGATGTAAGAACACAAGGACTCAACATTCTTCTTAAGAAATTTGGATCGGAAATCTGCTCTGACGGATCTCCACGCTACTCTAATCAAAGCATCTATGAATGTGTACATGATTGGGTGTCCCAAGGTAACGTAAAGACAGATGGCATAGTGGCTTACTACAAAGCATACTACGCTTGACAAACCTCTAACACTGTGCTACTATATACAGTGTTCAAGAGGTTGCAAAGTCTGTTGTTTCGGACAGGGGTTCGATTCCCCTCACTTCCACTTCATGGGGGTGCCATGGTCTCGACGGGGCAAAAAGGTTGTAACTGTTGACGGGACAAAACCATAGATGCAAACACATCTGACACCGCAGCGAATAACATCGTTGCATTCTCCCGCAGCACCGTTGCTGCCTGAATGGGAGATGGGGGATAAGTCTTCCTTCTAATCCAACAGACTCTTTGGGGTGTGATGCCCCTTCATGTCTTGATAGCTCAGCTGGACAGAGCAACTCTCTTCTAAAGAGTCGGTCGTAGGTTCGAATCCTACTCAAGACGCCAGGGCGATTAGCGCAGTGGTAGCGCACCTCCTTTACACGGAGAGGGTCGGGGGTTCGAATCCCTCATCGCCCATAGTATTCTTATACTAATGTCTAAAAACAAAAACAAAGTAGAATTGAACGATATTTACCAGGAGCTCGCTTACTTAAGAGCGAAGATGGACAATGTTAGTAATCAGATGCAAGAATTGCGGGAAGCAATTAGAGGGACACCCTACCAAATTGAAGAGTTGCCAGTGCGAGAATCTTACGAGCATCCGTGGTACAAATATAAGCGGGAAGAACTTATCGCTAGTGGAAATTATACAAAACCCACGCGAAAAGAATACTCCACTACTGTCACGACAAGATATGGAGTATCAGGAGCAGCGACGACAGAGAAAGGTTCGTCGAATTGAATTTGAGGAGCGTTGACTCCTTTCAGCGGGGTGTAGCGCAGCTTGGTAGCGCGGTTGCTTTGGGAGCAATAGGTCGCAGGTTCGAATCCTGTCACCCCGATTGGTACAATACCAACACTATTACAATGCAAATTTTTCTAGACACTGCCGATTACAATGCTATCGCTGAACGTTATGCGACTGGTCTTGTCTCTGGCATCACGACCAATCCTACACTAGTACGCAAGTCTGGTGTAAACTATTTTGATTTCATCCGTACACTTTCTAGAGACTTTGCTTTTGAAAGCATCTCGGCAGAAGTCGATGGAGAAACTGCTGATGAGATGATCGAAAACGCTCAACAGTATATCAAGATCGGTTCTGAAGTTACAATCAAACTTCCCCTGACCAAGGAGGGTCTTATCGCATGTAAGATCCTTTCTGAAGAGGGAGTAAAGACTAATGTCACTCTATGCTTCAGTGCTGCTCAAGCAGTCATGGCTGGTCTTGCAGGTGCCACTTACATCTCTCCTTTCGTAGGACGGATGAATGACAACTCCTTTAGTGGTGTTGAACTGGTCCGTGCTATCTCTGGTCTCTACTGTGCTCAAAGTGTTAAAACTAAAGTGCTTGCAGCCAGTTTGCGAGATGTCCACCATGTGTCTCGCTGCCTGCTCTACGGTGCTAAAGTAGTTACATTGCCAACGGGAGTCTTTGACAAGATGTATAATCATGTCTTGACTGACGCTGGTCTAAATATTTTCAAAGAAGATTTCGCTAACCTCAAATGAGATTCACTATCTACTCCAAACAAGGTTGTCCATTCTGCGATCAGATCAAACTACTGTTCGAGTTGAATGAGTTCAAGTTCGTTGAATACAAACTTGATAGAGACTTTGATCGTGTAGAGTTCTATGATAAATTTGGCGATGGATCTACTTTTCCACAGGTTGTTCTGAATGATAAGGTCAACCTTGGTGGATGTACTAACACCATTAAGTATCTACAAGAGCAAGACATCTGTTGTAATGTATGACTGAAGAACAAATGACAGAGATCACTGAACAAGAGTTTCAGGATCAGTTTGATGACATCATGGAAAGAATCGAAAAGAACCAAGAGTATTTTTTGATTCGTCGCGAAGATGGTACTGCTGTCGTAGCGGCTCCGATTACAGAAGAGTTGGAACCACTACTTGACATTATGCCAGAAATGCCTTATGATGACGGAGTTCCTGGCGAACCCTCCTACTGATGAAACAAACTATTCTTCTTGAACGGTTTCCATACCGCTATGTGCAGTGTGGTATCCTTGAGATCAACGGTATGCCCGACTGTCGTATTCAGAAAGTAGATTCATACACAGGTCGATACAAAGACATGTATCTGTGTGACAATGAGATGCAGTTAATGACTGCTATGGAGGATCATGACTACACTTGTTGGTTAGATCCTGACAACGTTCCTGCCTATCGTAAAGACTTCGTAACAGCATGACTATCAAAGAACATTTAGAAGAGGCACTTGATCAAGTATCCAAAGCATTGATCGGTGCTCTCGAAGAAAAAAATGAAGATCAAGTAGTTAAACTATTTGAGCTCTACAATAAAGTAAAGGAAGCATTGCCCAAAGAAACTTCTGGATTCTCTATTGACTTCAGTGATTACAATGTTGCTGCTCAAGCAACTGACTGGACTAACTTTGGTGCTGGTCAAGATGTAATCTCTTTCGGTGGTGACACTACTATCAGCAGTGATACCATTAGTCTTGGATAGACTCTAAACCTACCCTGGTGGAGCTATGTGGAATCATCTGCTGGCCTAGTCTCGGTATGACTATAAACTAGCCCTGGTCGGGATGGGTCATCGACCCCTCGGGTTTCTTGCTTCCTAAAAGCAAGTGGTGCGGATGGGGTTACTCCCGCCTGGTTTCTTGTTTCCAGTAAAAGAACAAGTGGCGAGCCTGCTCTGGGGGACTGACCGTCCCCGACTCGCGGGGTTAGTTCAGCGGTAGAACGCTATCCTTCCAAGTTAGATGTCGTCGGTTCGATTCCGATACCCCGCTTGGTGGACAGTACACAAACTGTCCACTTGACAGACAATCAAAAGTCTGTTAATATAAATAAATGTTACAACTGGCACATGTGACAGTTGTTAACAAAACGAGACATGTCGAGTCTCTATTCATCTGCGGGTGAAATTCCGCAAGTAACTTTAAGGTAATTAAAATGATCAAATCTGTATTCGCAGCTGTCGCTGCTGCCCCTCTGTTCGCTGGCGCTGCTTTTGCAGGTCCTTACGTGAACGTAGAAGCAAACTCTGGTTTCCGTGGATCTGATTACCAGGGCACTGCTACCGACCTCCACGTTGGCTACGAAGGTCCTATTGGTGAGTCTGCTTCTTACTACGTCCAAGCAGGTGCTACTATCGTTGCCCCTGATGGTGCTGCTACTGACACCGTTCCTTCTGGTAAGGCAGGCGTTGGCCTTGCTCTGACCGATGCTCTCGGTGCTTACGGTGAAGTCTCCTTCGTTGGTTCTGGCGACCGTAATGTTGACCGTGGTTACGGCACTAAAGTAGGTCTGAAGTATTCCTTCTGATCTAAATCACTAACCTGATTCGGGGGACTTCGGTCCCCCTTTTTTATGAAGTATCTATTCCATCCTCTCACCATTATGAATCTACTGATCTGTGGATTCTTGGGGACAATACAAGCAATACATACTCATGCTCATTATAAAATGAATCTTGATGTAGAAAGTTATGTCACAGCGTTTCTCAAAAAAAATCCAGAATTTTTGGAGAGCAAGTGTTACGAGATTGAGTAAGATACCAGAGAGGCACTATTGGCCTATCTTTGTTATCCTATCTCTCTACTTCATCGTTCCGATGAGTGAGATCACAGTGACTCTCGGTGCTATCTTCTACTTTAAGTTTGAGGATAAAGTTAGACCAGTCATTGGTAAACTCACAAACAGACTACCTGACTGGTTAAAGTACGGTGGTAGTGTTCTCTTCTTTCTTGTAATGATAGATGATACTTTGTTCTACTTTGCTTTGATTGCTTTGGCATTCTGGTGCTCCCGTCAGGTAAAGAAACAAAATGTCATCGATCAAAAATAATTATTGGTGAGGGGCTTGACGCCCCTCTTTTTTTGATATATACTATGTAAAGATTTATAACAAACACCATGACGGTCACTACAAACGAGCAAGGGCAAAACAATATGTGGGCAGTTGAGCCCCAGATGGTTGTAGAAGAATACAACCGTAAAGGTCTCTTCTCACCTATGCAGCAGCGTGAAATGTATAATGGACGCTGGGCTATGATGGGTCTCATCATGGGATTCGTTGCCTACGCTATCAACGGTAAGTTTTTCTTTGGAATTTTTTGATGAATAAATTTTATATGTTTACAAAGGACTCTTGTGGTCCTTGTGGATTGGTGAAGCGTTACTTGAACAATCTAAAAGATGATCGCCTTGATCTAATTGAAGAGGTTCAGTTAGAAGATTTCAGTGATGAACCAATCCCACAAGAAAATCTTGACCTTGCTAAACAGTATGGGGTGACTGCTACTCCAGTCCTTATTATTGCATCGCCAAATGGTATGTTGCTTGAAAAAAAGACTGGAGGCATGGAGATCACTCAAAACATTAGAAATCTACTGCAACAATATGCCTAACCCCGATGCACTCTGGCAGGATATGCAGAAGCTCGATGATTTGTATGAAGAGCTACTGTGGCATCCTGACGATGAGTTACAATTTACTCACGATGGTCAGAAGATCATCATCACTAACAAAACTTTGGAGAACAAACAATGAAATTTGGATTCACCCCTGAAGCAGAAATTCTGAACGCTCGCCTGGCAATGCTTGGTTTCGTCATTGCTGTTGGCACCTACATGACCACTGGTCAGATCATCCCAGGAGTCTGGTGATGTTACTCCTGGCAATTTGTATGCTGGGAGGATTTGTCTTCGCTGCATTGCTTTCTGATAGAGATGTAGACGACGACAATGATGGTCCTGGTGGCGGCATGATGATCCCTGCCACCATCCCCATCTAATAAGCACAAATACTCAAATATTGGGGCTTGACGGGTTTACCGCACCATGCTATAATAAATAAGTAAACAAATGTAACGGATCTTTAAGGACTTGTTACGTTGTTTACTTATTTAACATTCAACGCAATTCTAAACATGACTGCAACTCTCTCGCGCCAGCAAGAGTCTTCACAATGGGAACAGTTTTGTAACTGGGTCACCTCTACCGACAACCGCCTCTATGTGGGTTGGTTCGGTGTGCTGATGATCCCCACGCTGCTTGCAGCAACAACCTGTTTCATTGTAGCCTTTATTGCTGCTCCTCCCGTCGATATTGACGGCATCCGTGAACCCGTCGCTGGTTCTCTGATGTATGGTAACAACATCATCTCTGGTGCTGTTGTTCCTTCTTCTAACGCTATTGGTCTCCACTTCTACCCCATCTGGGAAGCCGCTTCTCTCGATGAGTGGCTCTACAACGGTGGTCCTTTCCAACTCGTTATCTTCCACTTCCTGATCGGTATCTATGCATACATGGGTCGTGAGTGGGAACTGTCCTACCGTCTTGGTATGCGTCC